ATATCAAGAGATGTAAATGGCGCAGTAGGAGTTGATATTTCATTAGCAATCCAACCCAGTATCTCAGCCACTGCGTAGTCTCTATTGTTCAATAGCAAATTGTATGCGCTGGTTACATCAACAGATACACTGGCAGGTAAAGTGAAGCTGAGTGTCGGGACAGCGGATAATCCACGTGAAAGAACATCTGCTATCGATATGTTACTGAGATCCACAGTATCTTGAATGTCAGGATACGCAGTGATTAGATCATTAACTGTGTCATGCACAAACTCGATAGCTTCTATGGTAATAGCTCTTTGGTCCTGTAGTACCACTCCGCTTTGGCTGAGCCTATATGTTATTCCGTTCTGTCGTGTCCAGTAGTTGGTATTCAATACAATATCTCGACCTAATCCGTCAAGGATTAACCCAGTGTCTCTGCTGCAAGCAGAAGAGTTGAATGTGAATACTGTAAATGGCCATGGTGTTGTTTCGTCTAAGATAAATGTAGCTGTACTGCCGTCTTTATCGTAGACAAAGTCTCTGACATAGTTAATTCTATATACACTGTCAAAAACAATAAACGATGCTGGCAGTTGTGGAAATCTGTCAAGATCACTAACTTCTAATCTTGTCGGTGAGATCACTGCATCTATGTTGAATTCAAGGTTGCCCGAAAAGCCGTCAGTGAACATACCACCTGCAAACACCTGACGATCTTGGCTGCGGCTGAACGAAGCACATTCTTGGAAGTAAGGAGATCTGGACAATATCTGACCTGTAGGATCCAATACTCCCATGAACCCGCCGTGTCCTATAGCTGATATAGCCTGCCAACGCACAGTGTCGTTGGCCAAGAACACATCCATTTCTTCGTTTTCTAAAGGATAGTTTACTGAACCAGATCCGTCTATAACATCTTTAAATGCATCAATCAACAGCACTATAACAGCATCTGAACCTACCTCTGATTGAAACGCAGGATCGATTGTTTGGAAAAACAGAGTTTGTTTCAACCCTGTGATTGCAGTGTTATCTATAATGGCCTGTACTAGGGTATTGAACAGATCTATCACGGCCAGATACTGTGACAGCTGTGTGGTTATCACAAGTGTTCCAACATCGTTTTGATAATATTTCAGCGCATTAGAAATGGTTCTATTATATCCGCCACGGTCGAGATCGAAAGTTAAATCATCAACTAATTGTCCAATACTGCGTTTATAAAAATTCCTGTTGTATGTGAAAGTTGGACTGAACGGGGATACGCTATTGATTTTGTTGAAATCTATTCTTGCAACAATTTCTTCTTGAAGAAACGTTCTATTCAATCTTATTAAATCAGCAGCAGATTCGTATGCTCCTTTGTTTTGTATCTTGGGATAAACTGGTTCTGTGATATCTTGCAGATAATGATATCCGTACTCTACCTGTGCAAGAGTTAACTGATCAGGTATCAAATTCTGCGGACCCCATTCGCCAGTTGTGTCATTGTAGACCTGACGTATGGTATCCTGATTACCGATAGTTCTATCTCTGCGGAACTTTTGGAAAGCCCATGGACTGGCTGAGGTTCCTGGTCGAGGTCTAAATATCACTCGGCGGAATTCATCTCCTACCACGCTGACGTTAGGCGGAACTCTTAATGGATAGTTTTCATAGTATTCGCCGCTTTCTACTAATATACTAATCTGTATATTTCTTGCGATGTCACCGTAGGTTATGCTTTCACCGATTTGAAAAGTACCGTAGATGATATCCACATCGAATATCTCATTTCCGTTGCTATCTAATGCACCAGAATGGTTAAGAATCTGTGCCAATGCTCCGCTGGTCTTACCGCGCAGAAACAGACCTTCTCTGATGTCTCGTCCCCTAATAGCTTCCGGAGTTGATGTTGTAACATCACCAGTAAAGTCTGTACGCAGTCCAGCAGTGGATATCAAGAATCTAGGAAGATCAACTATAAAGGTAGGTAAGCTGACGAAGCCCGCTCCTTTATCGGTGATAGTCACACTGGTGATAACACCTGCGGTAACCACGGCTGTGCCAAATGCTCCTGTGCCACCACCACCGGTTATTCTCACAGACACCAAACTGTATCCTGTGCCTCCGTTAGATATAGAAACTGAACCGACCTTGTAGGTAAGATTGAATGTAGCACCAGCACCGATCGCACCAATACCTACTGGTGCAGCACTGGTGCTGATTGTGGTCGACACAGCGGTTGCACCGGGCAGTGCAGAATACACCCCAGTTGATATAATTCTAAATGTTACAATAGCTCCAGGAGTAGTTAGTGTTGATAATACTTCAATAAAACAAGCACTACCGCCCGATGCTACTGTACCGCCTGCAATTTGTAATATATCTCCAGCATAATAGTTTGTGCCAACACTGACCAACGTTGCGGTGTCTACGCTCATCCGCACAGTTCCTGCAAATCCTGTACCTGATATAGGAGAGGTATCCACAGAAGTCAGTGAGCATTCTGATACACCATTATTAAACGTTAGGGTCTTTTCATAAGGACCGATAATTGGTCGTGAATCTAACACTAATTCTTCAGCACGTTTCAGCGCCGCTTCAAGTGTGCGATAGGCATAGGCCAACGCTCTACCTTGTAGAGCTGGTGACACACCAGGACGATCATCCTCACCACTTAGTGCTACATAAAGATTCACACTGCTGCCGAACGCTGAACTGTCTACGTATTGTTTTGTGGCTGCAATCAAGCCTCCGTACAACTCGTCATCATCTGGTTCTGGACTTCTTGATAAGATCAACGGTCCGCTCATGCGTCCGAAACTAACGTCTACTGTTCCTGTGGTAGGATCAATAGCATTAACCCCCGCTCTGGAAATTTTAGAATCGGCATAGTTTTTGTTGACTAATTCTGTTGAAAATATAGGTTCCAGCGGAGTAATTGCAGTTCCAGCATCAAATATACGATATTGATTTCCCCCGGAACGCATTGATAAGTCACCACCTAATTGGGGAGTAGTGTCTGCTACAATTTCAGCAAAGTCTGCGTTGATAGATATTTCGTTGGGGTTAGTGGTAAAATCAATACTGATACCAGAACCAGCGATAAGTTTTTTAAATGCCAGCCCTGACTCAGTGTTGTTCACAGTGACTACTGGGGTATTTCCAGTAGCTGGATCATTTTGCCCTACATAGGTAGCTGGGGCGTCTTCAAGCCCGGTGAATTTTAATCTTTCGCCGAGCCCTAGTGAGCTGTAAAGTTCTCTAAAGTTGTCATTGACTTTACGGAATGAATCTCTTATACTGTCTCCGGTGCCGTCATTACCGACAACACCAATATCAATAGTCTTTCTTGCCATGGTTGGAATCCTAGATTGAGCAAATGCTCTAATATTTAGCCCAAAGTTTTATAAGCCGGATGTAAATACTAGATGTTTCTCACAATCAAAACTCAACAAAATCAATACTCTAGACTCAGTAAATGCGGGGTTGAACATTTATATAAGAGAAAAAAGACTATAGCAGTGCTGAGATGTGATGCTTGTGATTCGGTGTTTGAAAGAGATCTCAAACACATGGATAAGAAACGACTCAGCAACAATTTTTTTCATTGTTGCGGGGATTGTGATGCCAAAAGGTTTGCTCAAAGAACAGGAGTAGAGCAGAAGCAGATATGGAATATGCCTGCCAGTGTGGACTTACCTGTGTCTAAATTCTAAATGATTCACCACAGCCACAGCGATCGCGTTCATTCGGATTGACGAAATCGAATCCTTCGTTGAGTCCATTGCGAACCCAATCCATTGTTAAGCCATTAAGATATGCCAAACTTTTGGCATCTACTAATACCACAAAGTCTTTTTGAGCAAAATTAGTAACTCCCTCTTCGGTGGTGTACTCGTCAACGTATTCTATAGTATAGGCTAATCCGCTGCATCCTGTAGTTTTTACACCCAATCGAATGCCCACACCTTTACCGCGGCGCTCTAAATTTTGCTTAACTTTCTTAGCTGCTGTGTCGGTTACGATAATCATTTACGGCTGCGGTGATAGCATCTTCTGCTAGAATTGAACAATGTATCTTAACTGGGGGTAGGGCTAACTCTTCGGCGATTTTGGAGTTTTTGATTGTTCCTGCTTCGTCGAGGGTTTTTCCTTTGAGCCACTCTGTAACGAGGCTCGAGCTCGCGATAGCCGATCCGCAGCCATACGTTTTAAATTTTGCATCTGTAATAATACCTGTATCATCGTCTACCTTTATCTGTAGTTTCATTACATCACCACACGCTGGAGCACCTACCATACCTGTGCCTACTGTTGGGTCATCTTTAGCAAACGACCCTACATTGCGTGGATTTTCGTAATGGTCAATTACTTTGTCCGAGTACGCCATTTATTATCCTCCAATCGATTATCTTCCATGCGTTGGATAGATAGCTTTTTTTATCTGCCTGATAGTCCAACGCCCAAGCGTGTTCCCACCAATCTATCAATAGTACAATATCGTTCCTAACTTCGTGATTAACAATGGTTTTGATTTCTCCGTCTCTGGCCAGATACACCCATCCGCTGCCCTGTATCTTCATGGCTTTCTTTTCAAACTCGCTTTTAAATGAATCGAAAGTTTTGAAATGTTTTTCTATAAATTGTAAAATAGCATCATAGGGCCTATTAGATCCCTCGGGCTGTTTTAATTGAGCAAAATATATATTGTGTAAAAAAGCACCCGCTTCGTTGAAGTCCGCATCGCCCTCGCCTTTATTATATCGATCAACATAGGCTTTGTACAGTGTACCGTAGTGATAATCTATAGTTGCTTTGCTTTTTACTGGCGCAAGCTCGTCATCGGCATAGGGCAAGGTCAGTTGGATTAGTTTGTCTTTACGACCCTCAACTATGAATTTTTGTATGAATTTGTATGCCATGCTTGTATTTACCGTATAAATAACCTACAAGGAGATTTTTAATATGCTAGGATTATTGAAAAAAATGTTTGGAGTTAAACCAGCCGAACCTGTCGAAGTTCCCTACAAGGTAGAAACTCCGGTAGTTGAAGCACCGCCAGTGGTAGTCAAAGACACTGCCGAAGTTACTGCTGAAAACAAAGCAGTAGCGGTAGCTAAGGCTAAGAAAGCGCCTGCTAAGAAAGCGCCTGCTAAGAAAGCACCAGCGCCGAAGGCTCCTCGCAAGCCAAAAACTGTTTAACAGTTTTGTCTTGATCGTGTAGAGCAAATGAGGCCAAGTTCTTGGCCTTGCTTTCGCACATGATGTCGAATTGGTCTCTAAAGCTCAGTGCCCACTCATTTACGGCTGTGTTCCAATAGAATTCACTGTGTGCTCTCAGCTTGGCTTTTTTGTAGCCCTGCTCTAAGAGGGACGGAAGATCGGGGCGGATGTGTCCGGGATGGTCAATAAGACAGTCTTCCCGTGATACACTATAATGTAACACAGGGCGAACGCCACGCCAACTATCAATAATCCTTTTAACACGGTCGTCAGTTGCTTCAATATATTCTCCAGTTTTAATCCAATGATGGTGTATGTCCATGACCAGCGCACAGTCTTTGACTAATTCAATGCTGTGCTCTATGCCCCAGGTCATTTCGTCGTTTTCAATAGTAAGACAGTTTCTAGCTTCGGGAGTCATCCGTGCCAAAGCACGACGGATACCGTCGGGGCCTTGTCGACCGGCGATATGTACATTGATTTTAAAGTCTTGAAATGTTTTACCAAATCCCATCCAGCGAGCCATGTCCACATGATATTCAAACTCCTCTATGCTACGATCAACAATATCGGGATTATCAGATGCCAATACAGTAAACTGGCCAGGATGGAAACTGAGACGAACACCACGATCTCGAGCAATACGCCCCACCTCAGCAAAATGCTGTTGGGCATATGCAACCACATGGCTTTGACGCCAAAACCAGCTGTAATTACGCTCAGTATAAACAGGCAGCACATCACTGCCAATACGGACCATGCGAAGTTCATCATCTAATGTACCTACTCTTTCTACAAGTTTGCGAACTGATTCGATGTTTCTTACCATGAGATCCCATAATCTCTGCTCTGCTACGTCAGCAGTCTGCCGCTTCAACCAAGCCACAGTAGTTGAACCTGTGTTGAGTTCACGGTCTCGAGCGTTGATTTTCATGCCGTCGACTTCGGAAGGATCATTGATCCATTTGCAGGCAAAGCCTATGCGTTTAACCATTTGATAATCCTGAAATAAGAAGTTCACGTTCTGTCATATAGGCCACAGGCTGAATCCACCCATTGCCCCAACACTCATACAAAATCTTTTGATATTCAGCCGGGCATTTTTCACTTATCTCAAACCCTGCTCTAGGAGTAGTGACAAACTTGTCAACGATACGAAAACGGGGATCGTCTTGTTTGATTGTGCGAATTTGACTTTGGTGTGTAGTAAATGTCATACTACAAGTATAACATCATCACCGCCAGTTGTCAACTACAAATTTATCCTGAACATCCTGCGGATTTGGTTCACCATGAAATACCGCAATACTGCATTCTGGAGGTGGTCGAACATCGTGTCTTACCGTTTTGAACTGCCTTCTACCTTGAGCCACTGTGAGCTCGTCTCTGCTTCGAATCTCCCATTTGTAACTCATAATCCAATCTCTAGGCCAAAACGTCATTCTATCTTTAGCTATTTTCCAAATCCAATCTTGATCTCCTTGCAGCCGTTGAGCTTCTGATGGGTTGAGTTTGAACTGATTAAAGATATGGCTTTGAGTTCCGTGAGTCCATGCTAACACTGAGCTGTTGAGATAGTTCCAACTGGGGAAAAATTTTCTGTTGAAATCGTGAATACCTATAAAGCTGTTGGGATGATATCCTGTGAGCTTGTTCATATTGGCATGAATGACCACATCGAGATCGAGATAGAGTATTCTTCCTCTGAGAGGTAAGGCAGAATCAAACATGTGAACCTTGTGCCACCATCCTCTAGCATAGTTGGCATTGGGTTGATATATTTTACGTACTCCGGGGATGTCGTGTTGATCGTCAGTGAGGCAGGCAAATTCATAAGGAACTGTGAGATGCCTTGCAACCATGTTACGCAGGCGTTCTACGTATTCACGACCGTACTTGTTGCCGAATCTCACGCAGAGAACTGTAATTTTTGTGTTAGGATCATGATCGGCGGGTGGTGATTCACCGATTACTGCAGACGGCATGGGATACCCATTTGCTTTATAAAACCGTCTTTGTTCTTTAGACCAACCAGCTCTATCTTCTTTTGACAATTTCATCTATGGCTACCAGGTCTTTTAAAATATCGCTGAGGTCGTCTAGCTTGATCATGTTGGGTCCATCGCT